TTTGGATTTACGTACGTTCGCGCCGGTTTTAACCGTATTCCCTACCAAAATTTTTCTAAACATTATTAAAGATATGATCTATAGGAAAAACTAACCTATGAATCAGAGCAAAGCTAGAGCAGCAACAGCTCCATCTTTTGCAAAAGTGTTTCCCAAATTGTACAATTTTTGAATTGTTTCCTTATGGGTGGATCCAAAATCCAACACTTGTTTAGCAGTGGTCATAAAAGTATCAGCCCACTTCATAAGTTTTTCATGAACAGGATTATCCATAAAAACATTCATATCTTTAAGCACGTTGTAAGCAATATCTTCTGCTAAACCACAAGATTGTGGAAAATCAGCAGTTGCTAGCCGATCGTAGTCATGGGAAAAATACTCATAAGAAGTATAACCCTGCAATCTGACTGCGGTGTGCAGGTCTTTAACAACACGGACACCAATGATGGTTACAACGGGTTCAACAAGAGGCCCATTTACTGGTCTCTTGAATTCATTTTCAAGTGTTCCTGGAAGAACAACCCCAGCAATTCCTTCAATTGCAAGTCCATTTTCTTTTTTCTTAGCACCAGGACATGAATTGAGTGTAGCAAAGAAATCTGATCTATTGCCACCACCAGACCATTGAGGAGCATTCGGAACACGAACAGCAACAACATCCCCAGCCTGTTGGTACAAGGCATTCACAGGAGTTAGAACAAAATCACTTCCAGTGACTCTGGTTGCATCGTAAGCGTTCAATGTTGCAGCATTTGCTGCAATTCCATTGTTTATTCCTTCCCACATTTCACCAATAGTCATAGTGAAATCAACGGAAGTTGCGGTTATATTTATTTGAGTTGCAGCACTTGCTAATTGGAAAATCAAGTTTGCAGCTATTGTAGTAGCCTGAGTAACCGCAGTCATTTGGGCTTGAGTGCCTGTAACTGTTACAGTTTGAGGGTAAGTAGCCCAAGTACCCAAAACATCTTTTTCCAAGGTCCAAACCTGAACAGTTCCAGGAGCCGCATCAAATAACATTGATAGCACAAATGTTGATGTGCTGGAGATTCCATCTCCACACAAGTAAACTCCAGAGTTCTTTGGTTTGAAATCATCAGTGTGCTGTGGCACTACTGTTTGCTTGTTATTCGAATTTGCAGAAAAATCCAACGTCAACAAGCCAGTTTGTCCTTTTTGCACCTCTCCAGTATGTTTCCAAGGGTAGACAGGTTGCCTTATTCCAACTGACACACCAGTCGGAAGAGTAATAGCATCATTTCCATACATTGCATAATCATTGTTTGCCTTGGTGCTTGCTGGCAATTTTCCAATGAACAATGTAGTGGAATTAAGTTTTGTAAGCACTTCAAAAGGAGTAACCGCATTCCAGCGAGCTCTAAAGAAATAATAGTCATAGCCTGCTTCTTCTGTTGGAAGGATTTCAGAATATGTATTAGTCGTTGCCCTTTGGACTCGAAGATAAGTGTCACTTCTACGAAACCAAGGTACTAATTTGCCATATTTTTCAGGGCAAAGTTGTCTTGCACATGATTGCAAAGCATTGACTAAGACAAAGTCATCATAAGAACCATAGAGTCTGTATATCTTTTGTCTCATACTCACATATGAAGCTGACATACGTCCTTCAATAACTGGCTCTTTTTTGGCTTTCTTGTATTTCTTTTGGGCAATTGAAGGTGCAGCAGCCGGAACAATAGCTTTTGCAACAGTGTTTTTAGCCATTTTTTGGCTAGCTTTCAATTGCCTAATTTGATTTTTCATAGCAGCATTTTGCGCTTGTAATTTAGCATTAGCGTTATGCTTTGGTTTACCCTTTGGTCTTTGATTTCTTGGCATCACGACACTATGGAATTGAGCAGTATCGGAGTATAACCACTCATTACAAATATTCCAAGCAAGCACTCCAACTTCAAGGAAATTGCACTTAAAATTAACAAATGGAGCTGTACACTCCACCTGTTTATATGATCGTGATGTACGAATATGTACGTGTCGGTTCCTACAGTCAGAAGGACACTTAGGTAATATGATATGCTTAACGTCCCAACTGTGCTTATGGTCATGCTTGCAATTTTTAGGTTGCAGCACAACAACATCTTCTGTTTCATAGAATGCTTTCATAAATGCTGTTATTTCTTTCTCATTTGGAGGACGTATAGCATGGACTAATTTAGGATCAACACCAGAATAGTCATCATGTTGTACATTTGGAAAATCAGCCAAAGTCTCAACTGCCATAGTTTCGTCATCTTGGAAACCAACCAAAGTGGGTTCAATTTGGCCACGTTCTTCTTTTTCTTTGACAATTTTGTCAAGCACATATTGAGAAGGAGTGAACATACTAACAAGAAAAAACCAAACAATTTGAAAAAAGTTCATTTCTAGATCACTTAGCATGGCATCTCTTCTAGCAATACGGCGTTCATAAATTCTATCAACTGCTTGAATTTGCTCCCATGTCATATCCATAAATGGTGGTATAATTGGAATTTCAATTCCATCAATAACATATGTTTCAAACAGTGATAGATCCTCCTGGTCCGAGTCCACTTCACTATTTAAATCATCAATATGTAGCCTGACAACTTGTTCAACTAATTCTCTAAATTCTTCATCTGAATCAGAATCAGATTCCGGTGCCTCATCATTAGGAGGTAAAACAATTGGAACGAGTTGGTTCTCTACAACTCTCATATTATCTGGTATATCTATGTGTTCAATACCATATGGTATGGGTATGACTGCTCCAATTAATGCTTTGACAAAATGCAAGTACACATCTGCTAGCAATGAAGCTACAAAATAGTCCCACAACATGTGATATATAAGAGCATAATACCAACCAAAAGAAAATAGGTAAGCATCCACAATAGTACAAGTTAGCCTAACAATTATCTGGGCAACATAACATTGTCTAAATTGTTGTGCTGTGATCTTATTAGCACTATAGGCTAAGTAAATGGTAATACACATAATTATCATTTCAAAGGTGTGAAATAATGGTCTATAAGGGCCCATAAAAAATTTTATGAGTTCTTCAATACATACAACCAACCATAATGGCACATTATCAAATATCTTAAGATTCATCTCAAAGCCAGTATATATTTTGATAAGATCATGCTCACTAAGGTATGCTCCATAGTGCTTACCTATCTCTATTTTGTGTGCTTGGTAATAACGTTGACACATATCATCAATTATATCATACAGAAATTCATTTCCAAAATATGATATCCTCTTACCACACAATGTTTGCCAGGTAACAAGTGCTGAGTCAGACATAGAAGTTATGATAGATGCAAAGGCTTTTTCATCATTATCATAACATGCAATTGGAAATTGCGATATGAGTCTTCCATTTATATGTCTAAACGCAAATCGATGCGACAAGAACTCTAGATCATTAAGGAGATATCCTTCCTCACCTGTAGTACCATGTCCAGCATGGTAAAAAACATCCCTATATATTTCAAATGGAACTTTGCTAGTGCTAAGGGCATTATCCCCAAAACTACAAAATTTCTTGAGCTCATCTTGAGGCTTCAATTTACACACGTAGCAAGCAGCAATAAACATAAAAAGAACATAGGCTGTGTTTAATATTAGGGTGAGTAATTGTCCAGACCAATTGCCATTATTTAATATAAGGACCAAACCATCAAGTAACAGCAAATTATAGGTGGCAATTGACAACAAGTCTATCCAAACACCTCTGTTAAACCTTTTATCATACTTAACGTATTTCTTGTAAGATTTAAAGAAGAATTCTATGAACAGACGATTCATACGAGAATCTTGCTTTATTGTATCTTGGGTCCATCCTGTAGCTTGAGCACCTCCTAATTTTTCAAAAAGGTATCCAAATTCATGCCCATAAACTTTAAGTCCTGGTCCCCACCAGGTTTCATATTTATGATATGAATTTAGTCTACGAGCCAAATCACCAAAGTAGGCTATCATGATAAATAGCACTATTTTAGGAAATGATTGTATTTGTCTAGCATCTTTCGATGTTTCACGAATTTCATCTTTAAGAAAAGACCTTGCTACGGTACAACAGTCATGCAACATAACTTTACCGCTTAAGATATCTTCAACTAGCTCTCTATTCTGGTCCAACAGGTCAACTGCATCTTGTACAGAATCGAAATTCAACGAAGATATTTTCATTCCTGGACCTTTCTTGCCAGAATCAATAAGATACTGTCTAATTTCTTCAAAATTATATATCTTAAGCATTGAAAACATTCTAGGAAATACCTTTAATTGAAAATAAGCTTTAGAAAGATTGAACTCTACAAAATATTTAGAGTTCTTTCCTATATCAATCATAGGCACTGTGTATTTCATTGTTCCCATATACTCTGCTAAGATATCACTCTTAGCAGGTGCATATTTATCAGTCATGGGTAAATTGCATTCATTGGCGAGTTGTTTAAGCTCACCAACAGGGTGTAATTTCATTTTAATAGGAGGAATTCTAGGTCCAGTTCCTACTTTAAAACAATTTGTTTTTTCATGGAATCTAGGTTTGTGCCATTGGAACTGTGGTTCATATGACATTCTATCCAAATATTTGGATAGGTCCAATGGATTATTTGCAGCAGGCAATAATTTTGCAGCAAAGAATGGTTGCAGAAATTGCCCATAATTGAAATTATATCCATCTCCAGATAAGAAATGAACGCCCAACACTCTTCCATGTTTAACATGCCATATTAATGATGTGCAATCTCCATCCATAGTTGAAATATTATAAGCAAATCTATTGAGTTCTTTTTCAATCTTAACGATTTTACCAAACTTAACGACTCCTTTAGGACTAACAAAAGCTATTTCATCCGAAACTGATACAAATTCAGGTGATAAAAGTTTTGATTGCTTATAACTAGTCACTTCAATAGATCCTTTTGGATACACAATTAAATCATGTATAAAGTCTACGGTGACCTTAGCATCAGAAGTTGGTTTGTCATTTAAATGTTCTCCATTTCTGACAATTATATCTTGACCTCTGGTTCTATGATAGTTTGTAAGGATATAACTACCAACACAAAAACCAGGATGGACGTCACCAGCACAATCAAATGTAACAAAACTTTCAAGTAATGTCTTTACTGGGACTTCTGCAGTTATAGGGGCCTTGGACTCAAAATAGTTGCCTCTTCCAGTCCATTTTCGACCTTCTTTCTTATTATAGACCAGTTCCCAATCATCATCAAAACGCCGATTAAAGTCAGCAGCACCAGCTTTAGTAAGGAATCTATCAGCAAATCGTGAAGCACTATCTGTGACTCCACTATAATTTGATATAGCTTTATCAATATAATTTATGCCTTCACGGCGTCTCATTATATCTGCTGCATTTCCTTGATCCATACCAGCATCTGCCAAGTCTTCTTCATTATCAGTGGCCAATATAGCTCTGAGTTCATATAACTTATTTAGGTTATATTCCTCATTCCACTTTCGATAATCAGACTCTTTTTCAGGTTCATCATAACGTTCTCTGAAATCGGCATTATATTCTTCCCACTGCTGCTCAATTTCTTCTTGATTGTAAGCCAACAAGTCATTTACTGTGGCATTGAGAGCATCTTCTCTTTGGTATCCAGAAGCCATATAATCTTTAATAAGATTGTTTGTAACAGCGTCTGTCAATCTACCAAAATAGTTGTTATCAGCATCATATAACTCAAGATACCATGTTTGAGATTGCTCATCATAAACAAGCTCAGGTTTCATGGTTCTGTTATTGACACTTTTAGTGTAAGAATATTTATTGGGGCCTTTGTTGGAGTTCTTACTCCTTTTTGATCCCATTTTTGGCATTTGTTCTCCCCATTGGGGTGGAAGCTTAGCATAATTGTCTCCACGAGCTTCTAATTTGGGTTTAGGAAGAGGAGCAGCTATAGTGGAATTAATTTTCCCTTTAGTTCTTGCTAAATGTTTTGCCATAGCTTTTTTCCTACTTTCTTCAGAAATAGTAGCCCAAATCTGGTTCTTAAGCTCAATATTACCTGCATTTTTAGCTTCTTTATATGCTTTCCATTTTTCGTTATCAGAATTCAAGTTGGACTCAGACTCAAGTTTTTTAGGCTTCTCTTCAGCTTCCAATTTGGGTTTTCCTTCTTTAG